CCGATGCAGGAGCAGGTTAAGGAGCGTCTGCAAGCATTCGGGTATGAATGGCAGGAAGGGGACGAAATTACCCTGGACTTTTCTGTTCAGAAAGTGGAAAACACAATCAAGAACGACTGTAACGTTCCAGCAATTCCAGAAGGCCTCAAGAACATTGCAATTGATATGGCGGTGGGTGAATTCTTAACAGCAAAGAAAACGTTTTCTCCAGACAGCATCGCCGGACTTGATTTTGATGCTGCGGTCAAGCAGATTCAGACGGGCGATACCAGCACCGTGTTTGCGGTTGGGGAAGGAAGCTTGACCGCCGAACAGCGTTTGGATAATCTCTTGCATTATCTGCTGACATACGGTAGGGAACAGTTTTCCTGCTATCGGAGGATTCGATGGTAAAAGCACGTGAGAGGGCTAGAAAAGCCATTGAAAGTACCTATGAGGGGATTTGCAGCATCGTAGAATATGGGGATATTTTTGATGAGCAAACAAAAATAACCAGTCAGGGAGAGATTGTTGTTTTGGAAGGTCAGCCCTGTAAGCTGTCCTTTGAAACCATATCCGCAGCAAATCAAAGCGATACCGCAGCGTCTGTTTCCCAAAGGACTAAACTATTTGTCTCGCCAAAAATTATAGTGGATCCGGGTTCTAAAATCGTTGTGACGCAAAATGGAGTTACCACCGAGTATTCTGCAAGTGGAGAAGCGGCGGTTTATTTTTCACATCAGGAAATCATGTTGGAACTGTTTCGGGGGTGGACGTGATGGCGAAGATGGGAAGTTTTTCGGTTGCCGGGCTGAAACAATTACAGCAGCAATTGAACAAACTCCAACAAGGCGATGTGCAGGCGTTTGTAGATTCTTGTGCGAAGGAATTAGCTGCTCGGTTGCTGGCAGCGGTAATTAAGCGTACGTTACCAGGACAATACCCGAAAAGCTCGGGCAAAAAAGGCGGTACGCTTCGTCGTGGCTGGACTTCAAAAACGCATGAGGAAGCCTCTGCTGGTTCTGGAAAAAGTTCGGCACAGACTGGAAAGGAATATGCAAAATCCCTTAAAATACATCATTTTGACAATTACGTTGTGGTTGAGATTATAAATCCGGTAGAATACGCCTCCTATGTGGAGTTTGGACACCGCACGGCCAATAAGAAAGGTTGGGTGAAAGGGAAATTCATGATGACAAAATCCAAAGCTGAGATCGAAAAGATTGCGCCTAAAGTCCTGCAAGCACAGATTAAAAAGTTTCTGGAGGGCTGTATGAAGTGATCCAAGCAATTACAACGGCAATCAGTGTTGCTTTACATGGTGAATTTGGCGATGGTTACCGAAATTATACTGAGGAAGTGCGGCAGGGTTTGAAGGAACCTTGCTTTTTTATTTCCTGCGTTCACCCCACGCATACGTTATTTCGCGGCAACCAGTACTGGAAAGAAAACCAGTTTTGCATCCAGTATTTTCCGAAAAATCCTTGCCAGGCACAGGCGGAGGGAAATCAGGTTTCCGAACGGCTGTTTCAGTGCTTGGAGGTTATCAAGGTTCAAGGGCGTTTGATTCGCGGCACGAAAATGGAGTATGAGGTGGTGGATGGAATTTTAAACTTCTTTGTCAATTATGACCTGTTTGTTTCGAAGGAGACGGATTCCATTTCCATGGATGGATATTCCGAACAGATTGGTTTGAAAGGTTAGGTGAGAAAAATGGCAGTAAAAAATAAGCCGGACGCAAAAGAGCCGGAAACGACAGAACGTAAATTTTCCAAAGCGCAGCTGTTAAAATCCATGCAATACCAAGATCAGCGCGATTTACTCTGTGCTTTGTTGAAGGACGAGCAACGGTATTCGCTCACAGAAGTCAACAAGCGGATACAGGAATTTTTGAAAAGGGAGATGTAAGCAATGGCATTAGGAGGCGGCGTATTTACCGCGCAAAATAAAGTCCTGCCCGGCACGTATATCAATTTTGTAAGTGCCGCAAGGGCAACTGCAACTTTATCTGACCGGGGGGTTGCGGCAATGCCGTTTGCAGGGGATTGGGGACCGGAAAATCAGGTGTTTTCGTTGGATGCGGAAGAGTTTCAAACCCATGCAGTCAAGTATTTTGGATACGATGAAAAGCATCCTCAAACACAGATGATCCGGGAACTGTTCTGCCATGCAACCAAGCTATATTTGTACCGTTTAAACAGCGGAACCGTTAAAGCAAGCAACACCTACGCAACCGCGAAATACGGCGGCAGTCGGGGAAATGCTTTGTCGATTGTAGTACAAGACAGTCCAGCAGGCGGTTATGATGTAACCACTCTGCTCGACGGTGCAGAGATGGACGCCCAGACCGTGGAAACGGCGGCGGAACTGATTGACAACGATTATGTCACGTTTAAAAAGGATGCAACACTGACGATATCAGCGGGCGAGCCGTTGACCGGCGGCGGGGATGGCCAAGGACGAACTGGTGACAATTATCAGAAGTTTTTGAAAGCCATTGAACCGTACTCTTTCCACGCTTTGGGGTGCAACAGCGGCGAAAAAGAAGTGGTTGACCTGTTTATCGCGTTTACTAAACGGATGCGCGATGAGGTGGGCGCAAAGTTCCAAACTGTGGTTTACCGCGCCCAAAATGCGGACTACGAGGGGATTGTCTCGGTAGAAAACAAGCTGCTCAATGTGGATGAAGCCTTATTTGGAGAGTTTTCGCTGGTGTACTGGGTAACCGGTTTGATCGCTGGGTGCGGGGTGAACCAATCGAATACCAACGCGGTCTACGACGGCGCGTATCAGGTGGATGTCAGCTACACGCAGGAGCAGTTAAAGGAAAGCCTGAAAGCTGGGAAGTTTATGCTGCATCAGGTAGACGAACAGGTGCGGGTGTTGGAAGATATCAATACATTTGTCAGCTTCACCAATGACAAAAATGAGGACTTCTCCAGCAATCAGACGGTTCGAGTACTAGACCAAATTGCTAATGATATTGCGGCGTTATTTCATACAAAGTATCTGGGCGTCGTGCCAAACGATGCGGCTGGTCGGGTTTCCTTATGGTCGGATATCGTGGCGCATCACCGGCAGATGGAACAAATCCGCGCAATCGAAAATTTTTCCGACGATGACGTAACGGTAGACCGGGGGAATAACAAAAAGTCGGTTGTGGTGACCGATTCCGTTACTCCGGTCAATGCTATGAGCAAGCTTTACATGACCGTTACGGTAGCATAAAAAAAGGAGGTTACAGTATGCCAGATCATGCACTTATGAATGAAGATAATGCGATTTACGGCGCGCTTGCGGAATGTTTTATTACGATCGATGGGCGGCGGTATAACTTTATGAGTATGACCGAGTTTGAAAGCACCTGGGAGGCTAAAATTGTAGACGTGCCGATTCTTGGAAAAGTTGGGATGGGCCATAAAATGGCGGGCGGAAAAGGCAGTTGGAAAGGGACCGCACACTACAATCAGTCTCATATACGGGCTATCGCTGACCAGTATCAAAAAACAGGCGTGATGCCACGTTTTGAAATTCAGGTCACCAACGAGGACCCGGGCAGTACGATTGGCCGACAAACGATTATTCACCGCGGATGCCTGTGCGATAAGTTTACGTTAGCGAAATTCAAGTCGGGCGAGGAACTTTTGGACGAAGAACTGTCCGGTACATTTGATAGCTGGGATATGCCGGAAAAATTTAACGATATGCCCGGAATGTAATGTTTGAAAATAAAGGAGTAATGAAGAATGTCTAAATTTGCAAAGTTTATGAAAGCCAATAAAATCGTGAAAGCAAACGAGATGCACGCGGTTACAAAATCGCTGTGTGACGAAACCGGTGAGCCTTTGGAGTGGGAGTTCCGGCACATCACCTCGAAAGAAAATGAGGCGATCCAGCAGGCCTGTACCAAAGAGGTCCCTGTTTCCGGGAAACCGGCTCTATATCGTTCGCAGATGGATTACAGCGAATACACCCGACGTCTGATCGTGGCGTCTGTTGTGACGCCAGATTTGATGGACGCCGAATTGCAGGATTCCTATGGCGTGAAAAAAGAGGGGGATCTCTTA